TGGCAATGGATATGCAGTCATCCGATTCCTCCCCGCACCCGATGGAGAAGATCTCCCCTGGGTCAAACTGTTCTCCCACGCCTTCCAAGGTCCTGGTGGATGGTACATCGAAAATTCCCTGACTACCATTGGTGGTAAGGACCCTGTCGGTGAACTGAACCGTGAACTGTGGAACAGTGGTACGGATGCGAACAAGGATATTGTTCGTAAACAAAAGCGTAAACTCTCCTTTTACGCGAACATCTATGTTGTTCAGGATAAAGCCAATCCTCAGAACGAGGGTAAGGTCTTTCTGTACAAGTTCGGTAAGAAGATCTTCGACAAGATCATGGAAGCAATGCAACCTGAGTTTGAAGACGAAACCCCTATCAATCCTTTCGATTTCTGGCAGGGTGCTAACTTCAAACTGAAACTGAAGAAGGTTGCTGGTTACTGGAACTATGATAGTTCTGAATTCGACCGTGTGTCTCCTCTCTTGGATGATGATGATGCTCTTGAAGCCATCTGGAAGAAAGAGTATTCACTCGCAGCTCTGGTTGCTCCTGATCAGTTCAAGTCTTATGATGAACTGAAGAAGCGTATGGACTATGTCTTGGGAACCAAGAAGCGTTCAGCTCCTCAGGAAGAGACTGAGTATGATAACTATGCAGCAGTAGAAGAGAAGAAAGTATCTGAGGAAGAAGTTCTGAAGAAGCTTGAAGACTCCTACCAGGCATCAAAGACTACGGAACCCTCTTCGTCTTCTGATGACGATGATGATGATCCCATGTCCTACTTTGCCAAACTCGCTGACAGTTGATGAGGTGGTCCTATGAGAGGGGATGTCTCACCCTCCTAGTCATAGCAACTTACATCAGTCTCCTTGGGGGGTAAACCAAAATCGACTTTTAGTTTCATTTTACCTGGGAAATTTTTTCCCAGGTATTTTTACGCCTATTACTTTTTTATGTGTAGAGTCTGATGTTATCACCCTGTACCAAGTTATCGTTCACATATTGTGTGGAACCTGGTTTCGCTGGCATCAATGTATCAATATCCTGAATGACCAAATTGAGGTACTCTGGTTTGATTAGATAGATGTTTCTTAAATCATCTTGAATATTATTTTCATACTCATAGTTTGTCACAGCTACTGTAGTGTCTTGTCTTGTGACTTGTTGTCCAGAATCATAATAACTGATTGTATAATTGCTAGGGACTTCTAGACCACCACGAACAACGATTCTACCAATACTATCTGTTATTTCTTTTGTTTCATAATGATGGACTGCATAGAACTTGTCTTCTGTTCCATACTTACTGTACATATATTTCTCAAATGATTCATTGGACAGAGGCCATTCTGACTGAATATTCAAAATATTATTACTCAGAAGTACAATCCAATCATACTCCTGTGTTCCATAGATTTTGTAAGCAACTTGATCTGGTCTTTCGTCATTGACGATTTTATACTTTGTGAAGTAAGAAAGTTCATTGAACAAATCTTCACTAATTTTTACTCTTTTGAAGAGATTTTTAACTCTGGTATAATCAGAGATATTTTTTTGTCCTTCCAGTCTACTAACATAGTTAAAGTCTGGAACGTTTCTGAAGTAAGTTTTAGCCATTAGTAACCCATGTTGTCTCTAGTGTACTCTGCCTCTTGATCACTTCTATAGACTGGTTCAATCTCTTGGAAGTTGAGGTTTAAATCATAACCAACCATTGAACCATTGGTTTCATAAGTCATGTATGAACCATCAGGTGTGTAGTCCACATTAATTGATGTAAGGGCACAAGGTTTAATCATATTTAAGAAAGGATGTTGTGTATATGAAGGAGTAACACCATCCTGTGCCTGATACATGTATTCGATTAAGAATACATTTGGTGTTTCAAGGAAAAGATTTGTTGTGCTCGTCTTGGGTGCTGAGTCTCTCTTCAGTGATTTGATAATGTTTCTACAGAGGACTGATTCACTTTCAGTTCTTGGTCTTAATTTAAAACTGAAGTTGAAACTCCTCAGTCTAGGACCATTGAATAACAACTCCATGTTGTTATTGATGATCTTACCAGTAGCTCTTTGAACGAAGTTGGGGGCTGATGCTGCCTGTCCTGCGAAGTAAGCTGATATTTGGTTTCTTACAACAGGATCTTGAATCGCTTCTTGACCTGTTTTCAACACCTCCATAGCTGCATTAGCCATGGCAGATAGGGGATTTCCTCCTCCAGTTATATTGTTATATGCAATATTGGCGGCTATCATGTTCAATTCACTCAGATCATTTGAGTTCCAACCGACAGATGATCTATCCGAAAGACCACCAGTCATTGGTAACTGAATGACATTTTCTGGTGTTTGACTTAAAATTTGACTTGATCTAGTTGCTCTTCTATTTTTGTTTATATAACTTCCTGCTGTAGTTCCACCAGCACCAACAGTATTGAGATTCAATCCAGGAACATACTTGTATGATGTGATTTGAATATAATCATATCCAAGATTTGGTATTCTACCTTCTGGATATCTGAAGTATTGTACCCCTGTTTTTGATAATGTTCCATCACCACCATCTTTTGACTCAACTACACTTAAAGAGAAGTCAGTAGAACTCAATGTCCCCATGTCAATGGGTAGAACTTGATTATTGGTAGATCTGACTGCACTTTTTGATTTTGATGATTTCTTTGTAGTTTGGTTATCTGTTGGTCCTGCTGTGATTGTTTGTGGTGGTGTTTCAACTATATTAGCTGCTGATTTATATCCTTTGAGATTCTTTAATTGAATATAGGTGTTACGTCCAGTTACTGTCTCTTGTCTACTTTTTGCGATAGAAAGTATATCTATTCTTGCTTGTTTATTTAATTTTTTGAAGACATCATTTCTGCCTTCACTCCCCTTAAACATATTGTTAAAATACTTTCTATTAAGGACAAGTATTCTATTATTGGCAGCATCGAAACTAAAGATGGGGATGTCTTCCCCACGGGGAAAACCCTCAAGACCACCTAACTTTACACCAGTTGCGGAAATTGAGTAGTCACCTGTTGTTCTATCCGCTTTGATACTAATCTTTTGATATTTTTTATTGGCAACATCACCGTAGCGATGCCTTTCATCTTTCTCAAAGACATTCTTATCGGATGTTTTAGACCAGTTGGATAGATCCGTTGCCATTTATCTCTTTTTTAGATATTTAGTTCAAACTTTTGATATTCTATAGACCTTAGGTCTTCAAGTTCTCTGGGATAAACCACATGGAGATTGCTCTGTACCTCTTCCCATGTGTAGTTTCTCCAAGAACCCCAATGATAATTTAGACCTTTGAATCCCCATCGATTCACTTCAGTACATGCGATGAGTGGATATTCATCATAACGAATACGAGGAGTCTTAGGTCTGTAGATAAAAGTATAGTATCTACCTACATCAGGAACGACTTCAACTTGAGATAGTCTTTCAAGGACTTCTGCCATCTTATCATCAGCATCAGTCATATTTGAACAGACATCAATTAGATCTTCTGTTCTTAGGGTGTCGCTTGCTAGATACTCTTCCTGTTCCTCGTCCATACTGTTTGATACCTAACTCATCTTCTGTTATGATTTTGAATTCAATACCATTGTCTTTAGCAAATTCAGAGACTGCCTTCCACTTTGCCATGTTGATTTCATAGGTGGCTGCCTCATACAGATATGATTTAGTTATTCTTCCTTTCTTTTCAGGAGGTTTGGTCTGTCGTTTGGGTTTGACCTCAATGATTTGTCTTTTGGTTTTACCATTAGCTTCCTTGAATTCAACTAAGAAGTCAGGAAAATATCTATGGACTTTACCATCAGCTGGTGATACATAGGGGATGCTGAATTCTTCAGACGCCCATTTTAATACATTTGGTTGTTTATCACACCAGTTACAGAATTTTCTTTCCCAGGATGAACGACAAATAATATTGTTGGGATCACCCATGTATTTGTCTGGATTCGATGGTTTGAATTTTGACTTAATACTTTTTCCCAAAACTCACATACAT